AGCGCCGATACCCCCGTGAGCGTTTGGGAAGTGACCAGGGTGGTCAAAAAGGGAGGATATGGGAGAGATAAAGCAGATAAAAAATATCGGGGTGGACAAGCTCATTCCGTATATTAACAATGCGAAGGTGCATTCAGAAGATCAGGTCACGCGGATCGCGAGTTCGATTAGAGAGTTCGGATTCCTATCTCCGGTACTGATTGATAAAGAGTTCAACATCATCGCAGGACATGGTCGAGTGATGGCTGCGAAGAAGCTTGATATGGCAGAAGTGCCGTGTGTTTTTGTTGAAGGTCTGACAGATGCACAGCGGAAGGCATATATCCTTGCTGACAATAGGCTTGGCGAGTTGGCTGAATGGGATATGGATTTGGTAACGAGCGAGCTTGAAATGTTGCTCGATAATGATTTTGATATAGATTTGACCGGGTTTGAATTGCCGGAAGAACAGGAAGAAGCCGAAATCAAAGAAGATGATATTCCCAAAGAAGTCGAGACACGATGCAAACTTGGTGATTTGTGGGAACTGGGGGGGCATAGGCTTATTTGTGGAGATTCTACGGACGTTACTGTTATTGATAGGCTTATGGATGGGGTAAAGGCTGATATGGTGTTTACTGACCCACCTTACGGATATAATTATCAATCCAATATGCGCACAAAATCAGAGAAATTTGACGTATTAGAGAATGATGATAAAATATTAGACTTTTTCCCAAACTTGCTTGGCAGAGTAAATGGCTTTGTAATGATATGTACCACTTGGAAAGTATTGGATAAATGGTTGCCACTATTCAAACAATATTTTGATTTATCCAATATGATTATATGGGATAAAGGCGGTGGCGGTATTGGAGATTTAAAGCATACATTTTTAACCGATTACGAAGTAATTTTGTGCGCCAATAATGGAGAGAAAATCAGAGAAAAGCGTATTGGTAGCGTGTGGAGCATCGGAAAAGATAATGCAAATGATTACGAACATCCAACACAAAAGCCTGTTGAGTTATCCGCAAATGCAATTAGACATACAACCGATAAAGGACAAGTGATACTTGATTGTTTCGGCGGTAGTGGTAGCACACTAATAGCCTGTGAACAGACAAACAGAAAATGTTTTATGTGTGAGCTTGATCCGCATTATTGCGATGTAATAATTCAGCGGTGGGAAGATTTTACCGGGCAAAAGGCGGTACTTTTGAATGAATGAAACCGAAATCAAGGCAAGAGCCGAGGAAGAGCAAAACAGAATAATCGAATTGCTTAACGAGGTTGGAATATCGGCAAAGAAAATGAAACTACTCGAACCGATCGTTCTCAATACCGCCTGGATGAAAGTAAAACTCGATGATGCAAGAGAAGCGATAAAGAACAGCAACATCGTAATCAGCTATGACAATGGTGGCGGACAGAAGGGCATTCGCGAAAATCCGTTATTCAAAGGATATGAGAGCTTGTGGCGGTCATACATGGCAGGAATGGCGAAAATCCTTGATAGTTTGCCGCAGGAGCAGATAGAGCAGGTGGTTGAGATCGAAAAACCTGCAACGATGCTTGAATTAGTCCGAAACAAACATAGGAAGAACGCATGAAGGGTTCACAGGAGCCGAGAATACAGATCGAGCCGAAACGAACAGATACGGACGGAGCGGATGCGGCTCTTTTGATGGGAGCGTATGGCTGCACATTGGATCCTTGGCAACAGTTAGTGCTTGATTGTTGGCTCGGCAAAGACAAAGACGATAAATACACGGTGACATCAGCAGGCTTATCGTTACCGCGTCAGAATGGAAAAAACGTATGCCTTGAAGCTCGTGAGTTTTTTGGTTTGGTAGTCAACGGAGAAAAAATCCTGCATACAGCGCATCAGGTGAGGACGAGTAAAAAATCGTTCAGGCGACTTGCTGCGATGTTTACCGACAAAAAACATCCTGAAATCACGGATATCGTGAAAAATATCCGGTATACGAACGGCGAAGAGAGCATTGAGCTTGACAATGGCGGTTCTATTGAGTTTTCCGCACGTTCAAGGCAGGCGGCTCGTGGATTTGACGGAATATCGCTTGTTGTGTTTGATGAAGCGCAAGAATTGATGGACGATCAAGTTGAAGCGATCATGGCAACGTTGTCAGCTTCTCAAACAGGAACACGTCAGCTGATATATACAGGAACTCCGCCATATCCTACTTGTCCGGGTGAGGTTTTTCGGAGAAGAAGACAGGCTTGCTTAACAAGTCCGTCAAAACATGACGCATGGCACGAATGGAGTGTTGAAGCCGATGGCATTGCACAGATAAATGTCGAAGATAAAACACTTTGGTATATGTGCAATCCTGCGCTTGGCATAAGACTTGAAGAAGGATTCACAGAAGAAGAAATGCGGTCGATGAGTCCAGATGGCTTCGCTCGTGAAAGATTGGGATGGTGGAGCGCAAGAAGCGCAAACAAAGAAGATTATGCGATCAGCGCAGATGTTTGGGATGCTTGCTCATCATCAGCGGTTGCTCCGGAAGGTAAGACGGCCTATGGTGTCAAGTTTTCGCCCGATGGTGCAGAGGTTGCGCTTTGTGTTGCGGTCATTCCGGCAGATGGGCCTGCAAGAATTGAACTGATAGACAGAAAACCGACAGGATACGGCACACAGTGGCTTGCAGAATGGCTCAATGAGCGATACAAGCGGGCATCATGCGTTGTAATTGACGGAAGAAACGGTGTCGATGTTCTTGTGGATAAAATAACAAGCGTTTGGAAATATAAAGGCTCCATTATCCGTCCCACGGCCCGGGAAGTCATCGCCGCAGTCGGCACTTTGATGGACGCTCTGAACGAAAAAACGCTTACATGGTTTGAAAAACAGACGTTATTGAAAGAATCAGCCGTCTCGGCAACGAAAAGGCCGATTTCGGGCGGTTGGGGCTTCGGCGGAGAAGACTCCGCACCGATAGAAGCCTGTGCCCTGGCATTATGGGGCGCGAAAAATAGCAAAAGAGATCCAAACAGACAAATGCGCATAGGATGAGGAAAGCAAAATGCAGTTGAACATTGTACCACAGAGCATTATCGGGTTCGATCCGCATGAGGCGGTTCGATTTCAGAAGTTGCTGAATGTCTATAACAGCCATTCTGCCAACAATGCCAAAAAAGAGAAATATTACGAGGGACGCATCCGTCTGAACGATGTGAATCTCGGAATTGCACTTCCCGATGGCATGGCAAGGCTCGAGATCGGGTGTGCATGGGGAGCCAAGACAGTTGATGTCCTTGCGGCAAGGTCCATGTTTGACGGATTTGTCGGAGTAAACGGCGAAGATGTGGAACAGCTTGACCAGATAGCCATTGAAAACGATCTGATAGCAGAATATGCCAAGGCATGCCGGGACGAACTGAAATTTGGGTGCACATTTGCGACACTTTCCGCAGATCCGAAAATCGGATGCCGCATAAGGTTCCACTCTCCTCGGACATCAGCGGCCCTGTGGGATGGTGTCAAGGGACGTATCAGTTGCGGCTTTGCCGTCATCGACTCGGTGCCGGACGATAATGACCTTACATGGACACCGTCATTGATAAATTACTACACGGATGACTCTGTATGGGTTATCGAGAGCACACTCGCCGGATGGAGGGCTACGCAGTACATGCACAAAATGGGCAGACCGCTCATGGAGCCGCTCATCTGGAACGCGACAAGCAATAAGCCCTTCGGACGGTCCCGCATCAAGGAACCTGTCAGAAGGCTGATAGATGGCTATGTGAGAACGATAGCAAATGCGACCATCGGGTTGGAGTTCTCAACGGCTCCGCAGAAATATCTGCTCGGGATCACGGACGAGCAGTTCGATGCGGTTGTCAATGACAAGTTCCGCCAGTATGTCGGGAGCATCCTCACGGCGACCACGAACCCGGAGACAGGCGAAAAACCTTCTTTCGGTCAGTTACAGCAGGGAAGCATATCGCCTCATGTTGAGATGGTCAGAGTGCTCGCTACGCAGTTCAGCGCGGCCACAGGGTTATCTGTTACCGATACAGGAGTTGTCAATGATGCAAATCCGACAAGTTCAGATGCTATCCTGGCACAGAGTCAGACGCTTGTCTGCATGGCCGAGCAGTTGAATATCGGAAACGGTGACGCGCTCCGCATAATCGCACAGATGGCGCTTGCTATTGCAAACAACGTCCGACTTGACGAGCTTACGGAAGACCAGTTGGCGGTTGTGGCTCACTTTAAGAATCCGGCAATGCCTTCTGTGGCAATGACGGCAGACGCGGCCATCAAGATCGCTTCGGCCCGCGAGGGATTTGCTTCGACAGACACATTCCTCGAGATGATAGGCTTCGACAAGGCTGACATCCGCAGAATTAAGGCACAGGAGTCACGGATCAGGGGCATGGCAGTCCTTAACGAGATAGAGAATGGCAACGATATCACAGAAGGAATGGAATAGTTATATCGGAAGGCTCCGGCAAGTCAACAATAAGGCGGCTGACGAGTTCAAGAAGCTCATAATTGACAAGGGCGGCTATGGGAATATCGAGCGGCAGAAGCTTATTGACTATGCTTATGGCTTGACCACCAAATACGGAGAAGCTTCGGCGGCTCTGTCGGCTCAAATGTATGACGCAGTTGCAGAACTGTCCGGGGCATTGGTTCCTGCGGCGGTCCCTGCCGAGACGGCGGCTTATTCCGAGGTTGCAAAGACCGTAAACGGCATCATTAAGAATACCGGGAACGAGGATATACTTGCCCAGGGCATCGGAAGGCTCGTAAAAAGGGCAGGCGCAGACACAATGTTGTCAAATGCCTACAGGGACAGGCCGAAAGGCAAGGGAAGCAAGCGGAGGCACTCCGGAGCGCAGGTCGCATGGATCCCGAGCGGAGACACTTGCCCATATTGCATCATGCTCGCCTCAAAAGGTTGGCAGAATCAGACAGAATGGGCGGCAAATGACCATTCAGAGCATATTCATGCGAATTGTGACTGCACTTACATGGTGCGGTTTAACAATGATTTGTCTGTGGAAGGCTATGATCCGGACGAATACAGGGAGATGTATGATGATGCGGATCCGGGCGGAAGCAGGAAGGACAAGCTGAACGCTATGCGGCGCGAGGCTTATGCCGAGAATAAGGACGAGATAAACGCACAGAAGCGGTCAGCGTATGAGAAGCGCAAAGAGCGCGAATCAAGCGAAGCAGAAGAGATTAACGTTGATTAAGGCATCCGAGAGGGTGCTTTTTTCATACACAAAAGGCTACGCGAGCCTATCGCGGAAATACGTTTAAGAAACGGAGGACAACTGAATAATGACAAATGAAACTGTGAATCAGGACGCGGAAAACGCAACGGAAACGGCAGAAAAGACCTTTACGCAGTCGGAACTTGACCAGATTATTGGCGAACGGCTCAAGAGAGAGCGTGAAAAGTATCCCGACTATGACGCATTGAAGGAAAAAGCCGCAAAGCTCGACCAAATCGAGGAAGATGCCAAATCAGAGCTTCAGAAGGCACAGGAGAAAGCTGAGAAGCTACAGGCGGAGCTATCCACCATGAAGCATGCCGAAGAGGTCAGGGCGATTCGCGAGTCAGTATCCGCACAATTTGGAATTCCTGCCAACCTATTGAGCGGGGAGACCGCAGAGGCTTGCACAGAACAGGCGAAGGCCCTTCTGGAGTTTAAGTCATCCGCGCCGTATCCGAACATCAAGGACGGCGGAGAGATACAGAACACGATCAAAGGCAGTCCTCGTCAGCAATTCGCTGAATGGGCAAATGCCGCACTTAATTAACATGAAAGAGAGGAAATTATCATGGCATTAGTAGGAACCCCTACCAACAGGACAAGCATCGACCTTCCGGTTGACGTATCAAACGAGATCCTTCAGAAGACACAGGACTCATCAGCAGTAATGAAACTTGCAAGACAGATCGCACTCCCTGGAAGAGGAGCCGCTATCAACGTTATCACTTCCGACCCTACGGCTTCATGGGTTGGAGAAACATCTTCAAAGCCTGTTTCAAATCCTGGACTTGAAACCAAGATCATGAGGGCTTACAAACTCGCCGTCATCGTTCCGTTCTCGAATGAGTTCAGACGTGATGTTGCGGCTCTGTATGATGCACTCATCAACAGGCTCCCCGGAGCACTTGGTGCAAAGTTTGATAACACTGTTTTCGGTGGCACACAGGCTCCCGGCTCTGATTTCGATACATTTGCAAACTGCACACAGCAGGATATCGAGACAGACACATACGCAGGCTTTGTTGCCGCTGACGGTGACATCGCGGCTCATGGCGGAATCATGAACGGCATCGTTCTCGCTCCGCAGGGCAAGAGCCTCGTTCTCGGCGCAACCGATCAGAACAAGCGTCCTCTGTTTATTAACAACGTAGCAGAAGGAGCTGTACCTGTGATCCTTGGAGCAAGGACAGAGCTTTCAAAGGGTGCCTATGTTGCAGGAACCCCGAACGTTCTCGGTTTCGCAGGCGACTGGAGCCAGGCAGTATATGGAACTGTTGAGGGAGTTAAGATCGACTACTCGGCAGATGCAACGCTTGACATCGGTTCAGGCAACGTCATCAACCTGTTCCAGCAGAATATGTTCGCAGTTCGTGCAGAGATCGAGGTTGGCTTCCGCGCTGACACATCTGTATTTGATGCACTTGTTGACGCTTAATGGTTAAGCTCATCAACAAACACACAGGAAGCTTTTTCTGGGTAGCGGATGAGAGAGCTGAAGAGTATAAGGCGGCGGGTCACAAACTCGCCGCTTCTGCTTCAGTGCCTCAAAAACCTATAGAGGAGGCTCCTGTCAAAGAGCCGGAAAAGGCGGAAGAAGTCAAGGAAGTGAAAAAGACAGTCAGAAAGCCTGTCAGAAAAACAGTCAAGAAAAAGTGAGGTGGTACAGATGGCTTATGCAACAGTTACGGATGTCCAGGCGAGAATGACTCGCACGATGTCCGAAAGTGAACAGACCATGTGTCCCACGCTTCTTGATGATGCGGCGGTCATTATTGACAGTTATAACGCTTCCGCAGACGAAGAGGCAAAGAAGATCGTCTCCTGTCGGATGGTCATCAGACAGTTGGGAGACGGAGAAGCAGACGGAATTCCTATCGGAGCAACACAGGGCTCAATGTCGGGGCTCGGGTATTCACAGTCATGGACCGTATCAAACGGCTCAACAGGCGAGATGTACCTGTCAAAACTCGACAAAAAGCTTCTCGGTTGCGGAAACAAAATCGGCTCATATAGTCCGGTCGAAGAATTAGTCCCGAGGTGTACGGAATGAAAGGCACAACAGTCCAGCTGATAAGAAAAACCCAGACAGGCACGGACCCATTCGGGGCCCCGATCGAGATGGAAGAGATCATAGACGTTCCCGACTGCCTTGTCGGTCAGCCTTCAACAGACGAGATCAGCGCCACAATGGAAATGTATGGCAAACAGATCGCTTATGTTGTGGGAGTTCCGAAGGGTGACGAGAATTCATGGGTTGATACGGATGTCATCATCTGGGGAGAGCGCTTCCGGACCATCGGCTATCCAATGACAGGAATTTCTGAAAATATCCCGCTCCGGTGGGGCAAAAACGTGAAGGTGGAGCGCTATGGCTGATTATGTGTTCAAAAAGAACGATGCAGGCATCAGGAAGCTTTTACAGTCTGATGAATGCTTAAAGGTCATGGAAAAGAACGCTCAAGGACGCGGTGATGATATGAGGTCCTTTATAGGCTTTGACCGCGCCAAGGTATTCGTGAAGGAGAATCGCAAGTGATAGAAGTTGCTTTAAGACAATATCTCGAGGCAGGGCTTGATGTTCCTGTGCTTATGGAGCATCCGAAGACTCCGCCGGAAAAGTATGTCCTTTTAAGGCTTACAGACGGCGGAAGAATCAACCATATAGACGCGGCGACATTCTTTGTGGATGTATTTGCAAAAGATCTATATTCGGCGGCAGTCCTCCGCGACCAGGTCAAGGATTTGATGTTTGATGCGGTATCACTTGACGGTATCTCACATTCAAGCGTTGGCGGAGAGCGTTCAAACATAGACTCTGCTAACCACGTTTACACGTACGAACTTACGTACAATTTTTACTACTACAGAGAGGAGATTTGATATGGGTAACACAGCAACAAATGTTACAACCGGCAAGCCGAACCTCGGCGGAGCCATCTATACGGCACCTATCGGGACCACACTTCCGACAGATGCAACAACGGCACTTGATAACGCTTTTGTCTGCCTTGGATACGTATCCGAGGACGGACTCAGCAACAACAACGAGCTTTCCGTTGAAGCCATCAAGGCATGGGGAGGCAATATCGTTTATCGTTCGCTCACAGAGATGAATGACGAGTTCGGCCTGTCCCTTATCGAGACCGAGAACGTTGACGTTCTGAAGACGGTTTATGGCGAGAGCAATGTTACCGTCGATAATGACGGAAATGTATCCGTTAACGTAGTCGGCGAGGATCCCATCGAGCGTGTATGGGTGTTCGAGCTTGCACTCCGCGGCGGAAGAGCTAAAAGGATAGTCATTCCCGATGGCGCTATCACGTCAAGGGATGAGATAAGCTATACAGACTCTGATGCAGTTGCTTACGGCATCACGATCAGCGCTTATCCGGACGCTAATTCCTGCACTCATAAGGAATATCTCGAAGCGGCAAGCTAAAAGGAGGATGTGAGATGGTAAAGGGGAAGACAAAAAGCGGGATTAAGTTCTCGATAGACGAAAGTATCAAAGACGATGCGGATCTGCTCCTGCTCCTGGCAGAAGTACAGGATGACAGGGTGGACATGCAGGAGAAGCAACTGGCAATAAAGGATCTTCTGTGGCTTATCTTCGGGGAATCCCGAGATGCGGTCTACAGCTTCACGAAAGAAGTTAAAAGGATCCACGGAAACAGAAGCTTTGACTCAATAACCGCAGAATTGAGCGATATTTTCGAAGCAATAAGTGCAAAAAACTCTTCATCCTCGCCTCAATAATCAATGAGTGCGAGGATTTATTAGTTTGCGATCTGGCGGAAACCTACGGCATATATGACTACAAGGCCATGAAGCCTTCACTGATAGCCACGCTTGCCGTGGGTTTGCCGGAATCGTCAAGGGTTAAGCGGAAATATAGCGGCATTGAACTGACAACGGATCAGATGCTTCTTGCATTGATTTCGGATGCCCTGCTTGTGGCGAACTGGCAGAGAGCCGGAGGCAAGAAGAGCAGAAAGCCGCAGAGTGTATTCCAAAAATTAACCCGCCCGGAAAGAAAAAAAGACGAATTGATGTCATTCAAGTCCGCCGAGGATTTCGAGCGGTGGCATAAAGAGAAGTTGGAGAAATACAATGGCTGATACGATCGGAACCGCGTATGTGCAAATAGAGCCGTCATTTGACGGAGTTGTGCCTAAAATTGATAAAGAGATGGGCGGCGCCGGGAATAGCGGCGGCAAGTCATTCTCCGCAGGCTTCGGCAAGGCAATGGCAGGCTTCGGAGCCGCTACATCGGCGGCAGGTGCGGCAATAGGTGCCATCGGCGCGAAGTTTGTGTCCGCGACTTCTGATGTTGCCGTCTATGGCGACAATATCGACAAAATGTCGCAGAAGATGGGACTCACGTCAGAGGCTTATCAGGAATGGGACGCTGTAATGCAGCATTCGGGCACGAGCATGGAGACCATGAAGGCTTCCATGAAGACGCTTGCAAATGCGGCCGAAACAGGCAACGAGGCATTTGAAAAGATAGGAATCACACAGAAGGACATGGCCACCATGTCTCAACAGGACCTTTTCGAAGCTACCATTGCCGGACTTCAAAATGTTACAGATGACACTCAAAGAACATATCTTGCCGGGAAGCTTCTCGGAAGAGGAGCGACAGAACTTGGTGCGCTTCTGAACACTTCCGCAGAAGATACACAGGCAATGCGGGACAGGGTCCGCGAGCTCGGCGGTGTAATGTCACAGGATGCGGTCAAGGCTTCGGCGGCATTCCAGGACCAGTTGCAGGATATGCAGACGGCATTCAGCGGAATCTCAAGGAATATGATGGCAGAATTCCTCCCGAGCATGACGCAGGTGATGAGCGGTCTGACGGAGATATTCAGCGGAAATGCAGAAGGCGGCCTGTCACAGATATCCGAGGGCATTAACGGCATAGTTGACGGGATAACACAGGCTCTGCCGCAGTTGATGCAGGTTGCCGCGCAGATAATGGAAGCATTGGCAACGGCTATCATATCAAATCTCCCTCAATTAACAAAAACAGGCTTTGACATTCTGAATCAGCTTGTGACGTTCATATTGCAGAATCTGCCCACACTAATCAAGGCGGGGGTTGAGATAATCGGACAGCTCGCCCAGGGAATAGCGCAGGCGCTCCCGACACTCATTCCGACTATTGTCGATGTAGTGATGCAGATAGTTGATTTTCTGATACAGAACGTCCCGATGCTTATCGATGCGGCTCTCCAGTTGATGCAGGGGCTTGCGGATGGACTGATAGAGGCTATTCCTGTTCTTATCGGGTACATTCCGCAGATAATCACGTCCTTGGTGGATGCGCTTGTGGTTGGCATTCCGATGCTTATCAATGGAGCCATTCAGCTTGTAATGGGCATAGTGAATGCGCTTCCGCAGATCATACAGTGTCTGATTGATGCGCTTCCGCAGATAATACAGGCAATTTGCGATGCTCTGCCTGTACTCGTTCCGGCGCTCATAGATGCGGCGATACAGATGAACCTTGCCCTTGTGGCGGCCATGCCGCAGATAATAGCCGCGCTCATTGATGCGGTTCCCGATATCATTGCGGCACTTATCCAGGCATTTGAGATGTTAGGGCCCGCACTGATAACCACGTTCACGGCGGCATTTGACTCGCTTGTTCCTGTATTCGAGCAGTTGGGGCCTCTGGCACAGAATGCGGTGACAACAATTCAGACGGCATTCGCTCCGATCGGGACATGGTTCAAGACGAAATTTACCGAAGCGGTCAACGGCATCAAAAACGCATTCAACACCATAAAGACGTATTTTCAGCAGAAATACAACGAGATCATCCAGGTGTTTGCGAACATCGGCAAATCGTTCCAGTCTGTCGGCCACAACATAGTTGAAGGTATCAAACAGGGTATCGGCGGCACTTGGGACAGGCTGAAAACGTTCGTCAAGGAGCTTGTCGGCGATCTTGTATCGTTTGCGAAGAAAATCCTCGGAATTGAGTCACCGTCAAAGGTATTCGCGAAGGAAGTCGGCCAATGGATCCCCGCAGGTATTGCACAGGGTATTCATAACGGAATGAACGTTCTCGACAAGGAAATGAAGCGGATGACGAATGAAAGCCTTGCCGGAACCATTTCAGCAACCACAGAGGTGGTCGGGTCCGCGGACTTCATGCCGGAAGCGGGCACAGTATCCGAAGGGAATTCTGCAACCATAACCAATTACATCACAGTTGACGGAGCACAGGATCCCGAAGCATGGACGCAGACATTTATCAGAACGCTCAAAAGAGAAGCGAGGATGGCATAAATGGCAGGAATACTCAAACAGACAGCATTAAACATCACAAGGTCCGGGAACGTCATAACGATGACATGGAAGCTCGCGGACTTTTATGACACACAGGAGGCTTACTGGAGCGTTGAGGGGAACACGGTCATCACTCCTCTGCTCGGGACGGACACTTCTGTCTCATACACTATCCCGGTCGCGAAATACTTCCCGAATACGGAGAACAAGCTCGCATCGGTGGTTATCGGTGTCAGAGGGGTTATCAATGGCAAGGCGGGCTCATGGGCAACGGCGACTTATAAGTTTGTGGCTCCGAAGAAGCCGACAGTCAGCAAGGCCACTCTCAAATTTTCATGGGACACCGATCAGGAATATGTCGCGGGCAGGGGCGATCCTTATGTGACGGATATCGTCTATCAGAGAGTCAATTCGACATCTGCCGTCCAGAAGCAGGTTATCTGGGGGACAGGAGCCTCATCTTCTGACTTCACGGAAGTGACAGGTGAGTCTGCATCGGGTGAGGTGTCATACACCGAGTCTGACAAGGTCGAATGGTTCAGATGTTGCTCGCGTGGTTTCATGGGGCAGTCCGCATGGGAATATGCCTCCCATGTAAACGCTCCTCCGTATGCTCCCACGGCACTCGAGGCAAAAGTCGCAAACAAAAACGTCATGCTCACATGGGTGACGCAGGCCACGGCAGAGCATCCTATTGATTATCAGAAAATCCAGTATTGTTATGCGAAACCGCTGACAGAGACGGACAGGGGCATTCCTGTATGTCCGGAAGGAGTCACATGGCTGACAGGAGCAGACCATATTCTGCCGACAGCCTTGCAGCAGGCTTTTCCGATTACGCAGTTTCCGCCTGCCGACTATTGCCTGTTTATAAGGGTCTGCACTGTCTGCGAGTCATACACATCGCCGTCAGAGCCTATTTTTGCAATGGGCGGGCCGCTTGTTAACCCGACACTTGTCAGCATCACGAGCGATCCGGTCACAAGGCAGTCGGTGGTAAGTTTTACGAATAACTCAACCTTGGCACTGTCGAAAATAGCCATACTTACATCGAAAAACAAGACGCTTGCTATTGTACCGAACGGCGGAACAACGGCAACGGTCAATTTTGTGCCGAATAATAACAACCTTCTCGGTCTGAAAGCGTTCCAGGGGCTCACGGCGGTTAAGCCGAATATGCGCTCTGACAACGTATTCAGCACGGCGGGCGATGTCCCGCTTGCTCCGACAAATGTCGCAGTTGTACCGACCGAAAAGGATGGGACTGTCGAGGTTTCGTGGGATATTCCCTGGACGGACGCATCGGGGGCAGAGATTTCATGGGCAGACCATGAGGATGCTTGGTACTCCACAGACGGCCCGAAGACTTACGAGATAGATCAGAGGACCACACAATGGAACGTTGCGGGGCTCATTTCGGGAGTGATTTATTACTTCCAGGTGCGCTTGAAGGACTCCGCAGGGGTTTATGGTCCTTATTCCGAGACAGTGACAGTATCATTTGCATCGGCACCGGGCAAGCCAACGCTGACGAGTTCTGCGGTTGCAGTTCAGCCGGGCGAGTCATTTCAGCTTGCATGGACTTATGAGACATCTGACACAACGGATCAGGCACAGGCGATTATCTACGATGGCGGCATCGAACTCGCAAGGGTAGAGAGCAATGCGCAGAGAATGAGCGTTACTCCCGCATGGCTTTACGGAACGAGCCACACTCTGACAGTTCAAACGGTGTCAAAGTCAGGGTTTATATCGGAAATGTCGGACCCTGTTGTGATTACAGTGGCAGAACGGCCCACGATAAGCCCTATCGCTTCGGCTATCACTTCGGGTATCACTGACGGAGTTCTGACGGATCTCCCGATAGTCATGGAAGTGACCGGAGCAGGGGACGGCGGTCAGACCACCATCAAGATCGAGAGACTCAAAGATTATTTTGTAGACCGCCCGGACGGATCTGTGACAGACGGCTACGGCGGGGAGACCATCTTCGCAGTGTCATACGCAGGCGAGGGTGAGCTTACCATCGGGCCCGGGGACCTTGTCGGGGCATTTGATGATGGCGGCGAGTACAGGCTGACCGCGATAGTTCAAGACTCTGTCGGACAGAAGGCCGAGGCTTTCCTCGACTTTGTGGTCGAATGGGACCATCAGGCGGAGACACCGACCGCGACTGTGACGGTGGACGCTTCGGATCTGTCCGCAAAGATAAAGGCTATCGCTCCCGCATCTTATGAGGCAGGGGACACAGTTGATATATACAGGCTCTCGGCAGACAAGCCCGAGCTGATAGTCAAGGGCGGCGAGTTCGGAACGTTCTATGTTGACCCTTACCCGGCATCGAATGGCGGGTATCGTTTCGTTGATATAACGGTCAATGGTGATTATGCAAACGCGACAGGCATCGCATGGATAGATGTGCCCTGTAGCCTTGCCATTGATGAGGCAGTCATAGACTTCAACGGCGAACGGATATCGCTCCCTTATAACATTGATTTGCAGAATACATGGGACAAGGACTTCGAGGAGACCAAATACCTCAACGGCCATGTTGTGGGTGACTGGAACCGCGCAGTATCAAAAACAGTGTCATTGAATGCAGTCCTCCCGAGGGATGACGAGCGGACGGCTACTGTCAGAGATTTGGCGGTATGGCCGGGAATATGCCATGTCCGCACACCGGACGGCTCAAGCTACTCGGCAGATGTCCAGGTGGCAGAGTCCACAGGATATTCTACCAAGATGATCAGTTATACGTTCAACATCACCCGCGTGGATCCGGAAGGCACCGAGGTCATTGATGAGGCTAACACATGATAAATTACAGCAACGGCATATCAGCGACATACTATGCGGCGAGAGTTAACCCGCAGACATGGGCAGATGCGGAGGAGCTTCCCATCGTATCGGGCAAGATCACGAAGAAAGCCTCGAGCAGTCTCGTGGTATCGGCTGATATAACTGTCAGAGAAGATATCGGGCCGGACGAATGGATCCGGGTGTATATGATAGCAGAACAGGGCGGAGCGCGGGAACGCATTCCGCTCTTTACTGGCATTGCATCAAATCCTAAAAGGGAGATAAAAGGCAATACACAGGAATATGACATGGACTGCTACTCCATTCTGAAAGTAGCGAATGACATCCTCCTCCCGCTCGGATGGTTTGCTCCCGCTCGGACGAAGGGCGGGGAGCTGATAAAGATATTGCTGTCTGATCTGCCCTGTCCTGTGGAGCTTGATGAGGGGAGTCCGAATATCATCTCGAGCTTTGTGGCGGGAGATAGTGATTCAAAGCTGTCTGTTGCCCAGGAGATAGCGGAGGCGATTAACTGGCAGATTAAAGTTCATGGAGACGGCTCTGTCAGAATATGCCCGAAGCCTCTGACGATCGCAGGGACTTTTGATAATATCGAGAACGATATCGTTGAGACTTCTGTCTCGGACAACAGGGACATTTTTTCCGTCCCGAATGTTCTGCGGGTAACATTGAGCGGCTCTGCGGCTACGGCAAGGGATGACGATCCCGATTCGGTATATTCGACAGTCAACAGGGGCAGAGAGATATGGAAACAGGAAGCCGCCAAACTTGCGGCGGGGGAGAGCCTTGGAGAGTATGCCATGCGGAGGCTCAAAGAATTGCAAAATCCGTCTCGGAAGTTGGACTATACAAGGCGATTTCAGCCCGATGTTGATGTCAATGATTTGGTTTCCATCATATATCCGAAACAGGGCATCGGGGACGTGTTCAGGGTACAGAGTCAGACTATCGAATTGTCACATGGCTCGAAGGTCAAAGAGGAGGCAATAAATGAATAGCCAACAGGAATTGCTTGAAGCCATACAGACCATAAGCAAGGACAGGGACAGGTCTTTTGACACTCCCGCAACAGTTCTCCGCGTGGAGGGTGACACTGTATGGGTTCATATAGACGGCGGAGCGGATGAGACTCCTGTCAACAAGACCATCAGCTGTGCCGAAGGCGAGACAGTACAAGTCAGGATTTCTAACGGCTCTGCTTTCCTTGTCGGGAATGCTTCGGCTCCTCCGACAGATGACAAGACGGCGAATGTTGCCCATTTCGTTGCTGAACAGGCAGACATCAAGGCGGTCAAGGCAGAGGAGACGGCAACAGAAGTCAAGGAGACAGTGGAAGTCCTTGAGGTTGAGGTTGATGGCAAGGTTGACATCGGGAGTTCCAACATTCAGCATCTGTCATCCACTATGTATCAGAATGCCAATGGTGTGAACATTTACAATGACACGCTTGCTGTCGGGGATTCTTATGCTCATATTGATGGGGATTCGTTTGACATTAAAGAGGCAACAACGGCGGGAGAAATAGATGATACAAATGATATAATGCTTGCATCATTTGGGGCAAACGGCATTACTCTTGGGCGTTCAGATGAAGATGGCTATCAAATAAAATTAACTTCAGCGGAGATTGATTTGGAAAGTATTCAGCAGAATCCATATCAGCGAAGTGGCTGGAAAATTACCCAAAATAGCATTCAACATTTTGGGACAGGCTCAACCATCGGGGGCAGTGCAGCATTGGCTTTTAATGGAATTTCTTTCTCCGCTCCGCATATAACAGGAGATGTCTATGAAACAGATATAGGACAGGGGACGGCATCTTTTATCACAACAGATACCGCGCAAGTACAGACGCAGACAAGTATTGACGGGGGCAAGCTGAGTATTGAGCAAATCATGCCGGCCGTAATTCCTTTGCGTAAGACAGAAATCACACCGGGTGTGATTAAAATGTCAGGCAATGTTCAGGATCTTAACGGCAACAACAAGACACCGACCATCTTGACGAGTTCAACCATTTCCGCCTCGACAACGTCTTACACGTTTACAAATAGCGCAATAACGGCGGATTCTACTGTCGAGGTTTTCGATGAGATAGACGGATTCGAATATACAACATGCTCGACATCGGCGGGGAGTTGCACGATTACATTCCCTGCGCAGAGCACAAGCCACAAGATTAAACTGCACGTTTGGTAAAGGAGAGGACATGGCTTTTTACAGAGCGAAAAGGGCAAGCGGAGGCGGAGGCGGATTTCCGTACACGAAGAGCGGGACGCTTTCCGATTTTACGGCGAACAACCAAGAGAAAACGGTCAACACAGGACTGACAACGGTCAAATACTTCTACGTTGAAGGATTTGGGAACAACGGAGCAAACTATGGCATGGCATGGCTTGACACGGACAGGGCATGGGCTAAACAGGTGGCTTCGTACTCGACCTCGACCTCATCATCGACACAGGCCATCAACAGCGGAACAAGTTCGACAGGGGTTATCACGAACAATTCCGCCCATCTCAAGGTGTCGGGCATATCCGGCGGAAATGTGACGGTCAAATGCGGGAATGGTACGGCAACGCAATATAAAAACTGTAAGTGGTATGCGGGATGATAGAATGTTATAACGAATATATCTATGCGAAAGTAACTTTGATATTCGGAATGGTGACTATTGCCGTTCCTTTTTTGTTTATCTGCATAGCGGGAGCGGTCTGCTCGATAGCGGACTGGATAATGAAGCACAGGAGGAAACACAGCAAAAATGGATGAGTTTGTAACTTTAGCTATTCACGATGAATTCGCGAAGCGGGTGGACGCGGAGAACAACAGGCAGAACAAGCGGATAGAGATTATTGAGGCGAAGCAGTCCCAGATATCCGAGCTTGTGGTTTCTGTCAAAGTCCTTGCCGCAAATGTCGAAAACATCGCGAAAGAGATCAACGAGCAGGGGAGCCGTCTGAAGGAGATCGAGGGAAGACCCGCCAAAAGGTGGGAGCAGTTACTCGGGTACGTCATATCGGCACTTGTGACGGCGGCAATTGCTTATTTTCTGACGAAAGGATGAGGAGGGATAGTTTATGAGCAATAAAGTTTATGACGTTTTGAAGTATGTAGCACAGATAGTTCTGCCCGCCATCGGCACTCTGTATTTTGCCTTGGCTTCCATCTGGGGGCTTCCGTATGGTGAGCAGATAGTCGGCACCATAACCGCAATTGATGCTTTCCTGGGGGCACTGCTCGGGATAAGCACGTATTGCTACAACAAAAAGGGTGAGGAGAATGGCTGATACAAGTCAGGTCATCAACTTCATAAAGAAAATAGCCCCGATAATCATCACAGAAGGCTCAAATCGGGGTTATAGGATATTTTCGACAGTTATTGCACAGGCGATAATTGAGAGCCGATATGGTCAGTCTACGCTTGCCACGAGGGCACATAATTACTTCGGGTTGAAATGCGGCACTGCATGGCTGTTAGCGGGTAAGCCCTCTGTGAACATGAAAACCAACGAGGAGTTCACGATCGGGAAGCTGACACAGGTCAGTGCGTACTTTCGGAAATATTCGAGCATGGAAGAGGGTGTCTGCGGGTATTATGACTTTATATCCACAAAACGCTATGCCAACTTGAGGGACGCAATATCATCCACGCAGTATGCCCAGTATCTGAAAGCGGACGGCTATGCCACGAGCTCCTCATACATATCCACGCTCGTCAATACTGTCAAAACGTACTCGCTCGACTCCTATGACGTGGGCCTTGTGCCTCTGTTTCCTCCCGAGCCTTACGTTGTAGGCGCGACATATACCACTCAACAGGATCTGAACGTCCGAGAAGAGCCTAACGGCATCAAGCGTCCGTATGAAGCGCTCACAGACAACGCGAAGCTTCACGCGATCATGGGCACTTCCGGAGAGGGCATACTCAAGCGGGGTACCCGCGTCACCGTCTATGAGATAAAGCCCATCGGGCAGGCGGTATGGCTCCGGATCCCTTCCGGATGGATCTGCGGCCGCAATTCAAAGAACATCTTCGTCCTATAACTTCGGTCTTCCCTTTATCACAATTTCCCATATAGGCCCCGTATCAGGTAATGCTGGCGGGGCCGCATTTTTTTACTGCACATCACACTGTACGGCAAAAATCCCGATAAATGCCTAAAATCCAATATCCCGACTTTTCCTATATGGAAAATTATCGGGCCTATGGATGCGCAGAAATGTTGATTTTACGCGGGTATCAGTGAGTATCATTCCATATGTTATCATATCGTTGTACGTCTTATTGCACGGCACACTGTACGTCAGATTTTATTTACTGCATCCATCATCGCCTCGAATGAAATATGAGTATATTGTTCTGTGACGTTCTGCGAACTGTGCCCGACTATCGCCCGGAGGATCCTCGGATCGACTCCCGCTTCCGTCATGAGAGATATGAACGTGTGCCGGGTGTCATGCGGTTTGTGGTTCGGAAAAAGCATCTTGAACGCGGCCCAGTAGGACGTATGAGGCGGAATGGACGCTATCGGCAGAAGGCTCTGTACTTTGTCAGACAGAGGGATGACACGGACACCTGCTTCCGTCTTCGCATGGGTGATGTATATGCGGTCATCCTGGCAGTCCTGCGGGCGGAGGTTGTAAAGCTCGCTGAACCGTGCTCCGGTGTAGATGTATACAAGGATGATGCGGACGATGTCATTGTCTTTATGGCTCCACAGGTAGTCAAGCTCCTCTCTCGTGAACGCAGAGCCCTTTCTTTCGGCTGTTTCCTTCGCAGGGTGGTAATCTATAGCTTTGCAGATGTTAAGGGCGGAAATGGGCAAAATACCGAGTTTTACGGCATAGTCGAAAAGCATTTTCAGAAGCTTGTGGACGCGGTGCATTCCATCTTCGGACAGTTTGAGGCCATCGAAGAACTTCTGCACCATGAAGCGGTCAATATCCGGCATCTTCTCATCGTGGAGCGGCGCGAGCTTCTTCCAGTAGGTGCGATAGCCCGCAAGAGTGCCGTCCGCCTTCCCGGTCTGCTTCTGATACCATTCTTCGTACAGTTTGGACAGAGTATAGTCTTCGAGGCGGTACGGATCGCGGTTATATTCTGCAAGGGCCCGCTCGGCTTCTCTCTTCGTCTTATGGTATGAAAGATATTTGATTATAGGACGGCCGTCCTCTTTCCATCCTATGATTTTTCTGCAGGCGTATGGTCTGCGCCTGTTCCCGGTCATCTTGACAACAGTGCCGTCTCCGTTAGCTCGTCTCAAGTTAAGCCTCCTTCGTAAAGTCTATATACGATGCCCTTGGTAGTTCGATATCCCCTTTTAGACCAAGAACAGCACACACAGCGGCTTGAGTATCAGTTGATGCGTTTCTGAAGGCATGAATAATCTGCTCTTCAAAATCCGATAATTCTACAGTTAAAGTAGTGGAATCTAACATAAGATAAGTCGGATCGCAGCCGAATATTTCCGCAAATTTATTGATTTTCTTCTGATTGATATCATTTATATTGTTTTCAATCTTATTTATTGCGGTCTTGTCTTTATAACCCATCTTCTGGGCAAGGGTTTCCTGTGACCATCCTTTTAATTTTCTCATGCGTCTTATGTTCTGTCCGATCATAATTATCGCCTCCTGTTCTCACTATAACAGATTTTTTCTCGATATAGCAAATAAAAGTTGATGAAAAATAAAAAAATAGTTGACAAATTATCTACTAACCCATATATTGTAAGAGTAGATAAAAAATCTACAACATGCAGAGGAAGGAGGTTAATAAAAATGACCGATGTTGAATTGTTAAACGCCAAGATAGAATCTTCAGGATTGAAACGCAATTATCTGGCAGGTCAGCTCGGAATAACACCACAAGGCTTTTATCTGAAATGTTCAGGGCGGAATGAGTTTATAGCGAGCGAGATCCAGAAGCTATGCAAGTTGCTCAATATCACGCAAAAGGAAATGAAAGCAATTTTTTTTGCGAAAAAGGTTGACGAAAAATCAACAGTGGAGGTTGGAGCATGAAAATCGACAAAGAATTTCAAACACTGATCCCGCCATTGACGGCAGAGGAATATGCACAGCTTGAGCAGAATTGCATTGATTATGGCATCAGGGATTCGCTTATCATCACAGCTCTTCCGGGAGAGAATGACACAGTTCTCATTGACGGCCATAATCGCTTCGAAATCGCACAGAAGCATAACCTGGCATACAACGTCAGAAGGCTCGATTTCAAGGACCGGGATGCCATCAAAGAATGGATCATCAAAAACCAGTTAGGACGGAGGAACATTCCCGCATACGTCCGGGCAGAGCTCGCACTGAAGTTGAAGCCGGTAATTGAAGCTCAAGCAAAAAAGAGGATGTCAGAGGGTGCAAAGGGTACGCAGATTTCTGCGGAGGCTAAAGGCGAAACGCGAGACAAATTAGCTCATGCCGCCGGAGTATCACATGACACCATTCACAAGGTGGAAAAGATACAACAGAAGGCTCCGGAAGCGATCAAGGAAAAGCTCCGCACAGGGGAAATGTCCATCAACCAAGTGTATGGATGGATAGCCAAAGAGGAGCATCCGAACAAATACCAACAGGCCGCCAAAGATTATCGGGAAGCGGTAAAGCGTAACGAGGATTTCGAGGAGCAGAAGGCCGAGGGAGTTGTCGATCTGGCGGACGCGAAGCAGAACAAGGAAGACCAGGCGAAAATCTTCGAGTCATTTTTAAGCAGTTTCAATGCCATGAATTCACAGATAAGACAATTCAGAGCAATGGCAGATGATGGCGATTTTAAGAAGAAGCTGTCCTACGGCGACAAATTTGCCGTCCGAGACATAGCCACAAAACTCGGCAACAGTTACAGGATCATCTTGAAATTACAAAGAATAGCAGAGGAGGTAAACGATGAAAAGCAACGCGAAAGATCTCATTGAGCAGATAGTTGATGACGTTCTGAACGGCGTAGAGGGCGCAAGAGTCAACATTGAGGACATTCTCGATGATAATATGCCGCTTCTTTCCGCAAGAGCACCGAAATCATTTTTCGTGCGCTGTTGGTTCCGGAGCAGAATTACATCGGCATTCAATGCCCATGAAATTTACTCATGCAACACGGATACGGTTGTTGATGAGGAAGGCAGAGAATACAAGGAGCAGGGCTACTTTATAGCACTGAAAAATGCCAACCTGGCACAGCTCGGATATTTCGAGGACAAGGCTCACAGTGATATGAACGGCATCGGGAAAAGGGTTAAGAGAATTGAAGCAAGGCTCGGACAGATAACGATGTATCAGAACGAAAAAGGCGATCTCGAGCTTAATATTCCAGAGGCTATCAACTTATGAAGCGCATAACCACCAAAGAAGCCGCCTCAATGCTGAACGTGGGAGAACAGGGCATCAGAATGATGGTCCAGTTGGGGAAGATCCCGGGGGCAATATGCTACGGCCCGAAGCATCGGCGGACTTACATCATCACGGATGAGCAGATTATCAAACTAATGAAAGGAGGAACAGACTGACATGGAAAAGGGGAGAGTGTACGGAATAGGGGTATTACTGACCATCATCGGAGCGACAGGGCTCGAGGGAATAACGATGACGGATCATGGATGCTTCTGGCTCTGTGCAGTGTTATTCAGTGTGGGATTTGTGATGTGCTGTGCCAGTTACAGAAAAGATGAATGATGAGGCATACATTGACGAGGCTCTGAACGAGCGGATAGACAGGGTGGTCGATGACGTTCTTCTCCATGATGAGACGTTCAAGGAATGGGAACATGACATTGACGCACAGGAACGGAGGCACCTGTCGGAGCTTGGCAGAATATGTCAGAACTTCACAAAATCAGACTTCGCGGCTATTTGCATAGTGGCTTTCGAGAATTATCCACTGATGTATATGCAGATCGCGGCAGAAGGCATCCAACAGTTAAAGGAAGGGGCAAAACAATGAACGAATTAAAGGAACTGCTTGAAACCAGAAGGGCAATACTTCGCGAACACATCGCACTCGATCGGGGATGCTACACGGATCCATTTCTGTCACAGCACTCACGCGGACGAGTAGCAGTGCAGGAGCAGTGGCTCGAGGAAGTCGAAAAGATGCTCAATATGGTTGAAAAGCTCGGGAAGTAAGGAAAGGAAGGGAAGACAATGTCAACTTTATTTGAAATTGTGAACGAGTTCCAGGAACTATATGAACTGGCGACAGATCCCGAGGTGGATCCCGATGTATTCGCAGATACACTCGAAGCATTGACAGGCGAGCTCGAAGTCAAAAGCAAGGGTTACGTCTCCGTCATCAAACAGCTTGAGATGGAAATGACGCAGGCCAACATAGTGGCGGAACAGTTCAAAGCCAAGGCAAAGGTCCGCGAGAACCACATCAAGCAGATGAAGGAAGCTCTCAAGACGGCAATGACCACCATCGGGACCGATACGGTCGAAGCAGGGGACTGGACCATCAAGATCAAGAAAAACGGCGGAGTTCAGCCGCTCGTCATCACAGGGGAAGTCCCCGACAACATGATGAAAGTCATAGTTGAGCCGGACAACACCAAGATCAGGGAGTATCTGAAGGAAAACAAAGCCGGATGGGCACACCTGGAAGAGCGCGGGACGCACGTTGAAATCAAGTAAGAAGGGAAGGAGTGAACAGTATGGGAGAAGCAGTTTTAATCCTGGGCGAAACAGGCTCGGGGAAGAGTTACAGCATCAAGAATTTTAGCCCGGACGAGGTCGGGATCTTCGCGGTTGAGAAGTCGCATCTGCCTTTTAAGAACAACTTCAAAATCGCACGTCATGCCACCTATGAGACCATTATGGGCGTGTTCAAGAACGATCCGCAGTTAAAGGCATACATCATCGATGACTCGCAGTATCTGATGGTTAATGAGATGTTCGACAAGGCGAAGGACGCGGGATATGGGAAGTTTACGGATATCGCCCTCCACTTCCGCAACCTTATCCATTATATCAACCATCAGTTGCCCGATGACGTTATCGTCTATTTTCTGCACCATACCGAGACCGACAGCAACACCGGGAAGATCAAGGCGAAGACTGTCGGAAAGATGCTCGATAATCAGTTAACTGTGGAAGGTTGCTTCACTATCGTGCTTCTGTGCTCGGCAGAGGGTGCTGAACACTATTTTATCACGCAGAGTGACGGCTATACAACGGCCAAGAGTCCTGATGGGATGTTCGACTTACGCATCCCCAATGATTTGAAGGCGGTTGATACGGCTATCCGGGAATATTACGGAATAGCTACAGAGGCAAAGAAGACAAACAAGAAGGGAGAATAATATGAAACCTATCACCAATATCGCTTCTGTCCAGGAAGCATCAACAGGAGATTCCACGAGACTGCCGGCAGGGGGCTACATCTGCAAATATACAAATGTCGAGGACATTTCGGACAAGTCATACCTGTATATGGAATTCGACATCGCAGACGGCGAATACAAAGGCTATTTTGCAGACCTTGAGGACCGCGCGGGCTTCTGGGCGGGCAAGTGCTTCCGCTCATATAAGGAGAAGGCCCTCCCGATGTTCAAGAGGATGTGCTCCGCAGTTACCAAGAGCAACAAGGGCTTTATCTTTGACGGCAATGAGCACTGTGACGAGTCCACGCTTATCGGGAAGAAGATCGGGATGCTCCTGGGTGAAGAGGAATACATCGGCAACGATGGATCCACGAAGACAAGGCTCTATGTGGTGCGCGAGATGGAAGTGGATGACATCAAGAACGGCAAGTTCAAGGTGCCCGCGCTGAAGAAGCTTCCCGAGAACGATGTTCCGGTCAAAAAGCCTGATGACGGCTTCATGAATATCCCCGAAGGAACTGACGAGGAGACTCCCTTTAACTGATGACCATCATCGAGGACACACGGCAGAAGAGCGGGATGCACGAGCTGAAGCATCGGCACTTTGAGGAGATGGGAGTGGAATTAGTGCGGAATATGTTGCCATTTGGCGACTACGCACTGCCGCCCACCATTTCGATAGACACAAAGGCTGATATGGCGGAGATCGCGAGCAATATCGGCTCGGACCATCAGAGATTTAAGCGTGAATGCGTGGCGGCTAAAGAGGCGGGATGCCAGTTAATCATCCTTGTGGAGAACGATGACGGCATATCCTCCGTGGATGAGGTCCATACATGGATAAATCCCGAGGTTATATACCGCCCGAGAGCCATCACAGGGGAGCGGCTCGAAAAGGCCATGAAAACCATGAATGAACGCTACGGAGTCCGCTTTGAATTCTGCCGACCGGAAGAGTCAGCAGGGAAGATTTTGGAACTATTAGGGGTTAGTGTATGAACGAATTGAAAGAAGCCGCATTGAAATATGCAGAGCACGGTCTGGCAGTGTTCCCGATCGTGGAGAGAGACAAAAAGCCGCTCACGGCTAACGGCTTCAAGGATGCGACCACAGACAAGGCAAAAATCGAGGAATGGTGGGCCATCCATCCAAACGCTAATGTCGGAATAGCAACAGGCGAGATGTCGGGCGGCCTTGTGGCCATCGACATGGACATTGACAAGGACAAAGACAAGGACGGATATCATTCTTTCCTTAAATGGTGTGACGAGAACTTCCTCGTTCTCCCGGATTCTTGGTTAAGCATCACAGGGCGCGGCGGATATCATGCTTTTTACCGCTCGCTCTTCCCGGTGCCGAGCAAGATCGGGTGGCTTGAGGATGTGGACATAAGGGCAAACGGCGGCTATGTTGTGGCTCCTCCGTCCATCCATCCGAATGGTACACGCTACGAATGGGAACAGGATCCGGAAGAGTTCGACCTTGTTACCACGGATGACATAGATGTGGAATTCGTCATGAACAGCGTTCTGGCGGACACGAAGAGCAACACGGAGCCGCTGAAGGTCCCCGAGGAGATCCCGGAGGGGCACAGGGACGAGATGATGTTCAAATTAGCTTGCAAATACCAAGCGATGGGAATGTCAGACTCCGAAATGGAAGCGGCCCTGAAGGTGGCTAACCAGGAGCGGTGCAAGCCTCCGCTGACCGACAAGGAAATACGGCAGAAGCTTCAGCAGGCGCAGAAGTACGCGAAGGGCGAAAACGTAAGTGTCGGAGACCATACCGCAACAGTGGCAAAGCGCAAAAGTTACGGCAAGATGCGCAAGATCGAGGAAGAAGTCACAGAGCATGACCTTGATATGCCCTCGCTCGATGCGTTTGAGGAGCGGGACAAGGAATGGCTCATTCCCGGGTATATCCCAAAAGGATGCGTGACGCTCCTGTGCTCGGACGGTGGCATCGGTAAAACAACCTTATGGTGCGACACTTTGGCGGCATTCACAACAGGACGGACCACAATATTCGATAAAGCTCTCGAGATACCGTTTACAACACGCATCACGCACGATGTCATGTACTTCTCAAAAGAGGACCCGACAGAAGAGATTCTGAAGGGAAAGCTCCGGGAAGCAGGGGCCGATCAGAAGCGGATCAGGTGCTTCGGGTTGGATGATGAGCGACTATCGAAGATATGGTATGGCTCGCTTCTGTTGGAGAAGCTTGTCGAAAAGTACAAGCCCGATATAGTTGTGTTCGATACGCTCCAGGCATTCTTGCCGGACGGAGTGGACATGGCAAAGCGTAAGGATATGCGTGATGCCCTTAATCCTTTGAACGCACTCGGGGCGAAGTTCGGAACATCCTTTTTGATGGTTATGCACACGAACAAGTCAGCGAATAGTGGCAGGCAGAGAATGGCGGACAGTTCGGACATTTGGGATCTGGGACGCTCGGCACTCATGGCAGGGCGGACAAAAGACGAGGATGTGATGTATCTGTCACATGAGAAAAGCAACTACGGCCGCCTCCAGAAGACGATCCTGTTCAGCGTGACGGATGCCGGGATCGAGTACAAAGGCACCTCGAAAAAGAAGGACAGGGACTATGTGGCGGAAGGCGGAACAACAGCCGCACCGAGTCCGAGGCTTGACGAGGCGATCGATTTCATCCTGGAGAACGTGGACGGAAGCATCGAGGTCGGAGAGCTTGAGAAGTTGGCAAAAGCTGCGGGAATTACGGCGCACACGCTAAAAGACGCGAGAGCAGTTTTGAAAAAGGATGGCAAGATCAGACTCGGCACAATAGGGTTTGGAGAGCAGAAAAAATGGATGCTCTACACTGTCCATAAAAATGACCGTCCGATAAGGTAGAAAGTCAGTGTTTATGCGGTCTCCATTTATCGGACGTACTACGGTCGGTAAGGGACGGTAAAGAACGGTCGGTAAGGGCAAAAATGGGTAAAAATCCTCCTTACCGGACGTAGGACGCACGGTAAGCAGAGCCCTTGAAAATAGGGCGTTTGCTCCTTACCGGACGGTCATATACGAGAGGAGTAGAAAAACATGTCAGAAAAAACGGCCGATAAGCAAGATTTTGAACGCACGGTAAGCAAATATAGCGAAATATCAAGGGATGTATGGGTTTTGTTCAAAAAATACCTTCCCATAGGTGCAGATTTGACACCATTCGCAGACGATGTCCACGATCTCGACACCAAGTACAAGGGGACGGACGGATATCAGTTCATGCAGAAGCTGCTGAAGGTGTATTTTGACGAGCTCAACAGGATGAAGGGGTGAATATGGGAAAACTACGAAGAGCGACAAGGGAGTTATGCCTTAAGTGCAAATATCATGGAAAGTCGGGGAATACACTCTCATGCAACTATGAACGGATAGCCGGGCATTCAAGGCTATTTGAAAACGGCAAGATGGCATACAGTCCGGAGCTCTGTGACAAGTTTGAAGAAGGGCCCGCAAAGAATGACTGGGACGAGTTTAACCCGAAGACAGTACGGTATGACGATTACGAGAACTATATGTTTCAGAAGATGGAAAAAAAGCACAGGGGGCAACAGAACGTATGAAGGACAAAGACGGATTTACGGTCAGATGCGAATATACGCAATGGAAAATCTATGACAACAGAGACAACCACGACTATATGTGCGACATCTACGGCATCCACTGCCACGGCGATGACCTTTGCGAGCACTACAGACCGGAAGTGAAGGAGGAACAGGATGGACAGACAGAATGATTTTGAAGTGGGCGATAAGATTTACTGCGGCAGTTGGAAGGACCTCAAAAACACCGCTCTGCATCTGTCAGCAGAGGGATATGGTGTCGCGGTCCTCGGTTTCGGGGATATGTCGGGGGACGTTCTGACGATCACCGCTCTCCCGGATCCGGAGGAGGATGGCGAATGAAAGACGAGGACAACATCAAGCTCTACCGCATCAAAAGCATCATTGAAGCGAGCGAGGAGCTTATCGAAGCATCAAAAGAAGTCAGATATGACAGGGACACGATACAGATGGCCAAGGAAGTGGCTTATAACCACATCAAGGAGATAGTGGCGGACGTGAGCTATAACCCCTGGCAAGAGTAGGAAGGGAGTGATTAAGGGAATGAAATATAACTGGGACAAACATAACTCATATTACAGAGTAGTGGAAAACGAACCGCTCAAAGGCGCGATCGAGATCAACGGCCGCATAGTGAAAGTATACCCGGACAACAACGGCGGGACGTGGTACTGGCATCCGGAGACAGGGAGGGAGGTGCGCATTCCTTGACGGTCAGAACAGAAAAGCGGACAGATATCGAGGGACAGATAGAAATGAGGTGGGATGATGATTAAAAAGGGATTATATCAGGGGCTGATACTGATGGGACTGATGCTCACGGCCCGACTCGGAAGGCTCGACTACAACGGACACACCGAAACGTGGTACAACCTTCCGATGCACAACATCACGGAGCGGGCGGATGCACTGTATGGACTGTCGGACGTGTACGCGGTCAGAGATGATGGTGTAAAGACGTATAACGGCTTTGTCATACTTGCCACGGACTGGCACGTCCATCCGTTCGGGAGCGTGATCGAGACTTCCAGGGGGACAGGCATAGTGCTTGACCACATCGGAAACATTCAGAACAGGAACACAGTAGACATAGCAACAGAATGGTAGAGGTATTGAGCGGGGCAGGGTTCGCAACTATTAACCAGCAACAGATGACAGAAATCAATATATTGTGACATTGGCAACCCCCTATTTGAAATCCAAACAAAACCCTGTTCCCGCTTGATATATACAAGGAGCGAATAATGCACACATTAGCAGAATTACAAGAAAAACAGGCACTTCCGCTTGATATAAAGATAATGCTCACAAGGGAGCGTGTCCGTAAATGGATAAACGAATTTGGCGAAGATGGTGTTTATATATCTTTTTCCGGCGGAAAGGATAGCACAGTGTTGCTTGATTTAGTCCGCAATGAGTTTGGGTATAAGAATGTCCCGGCTTGTTTCGTGGACGTGCCGACACAATATCCAGAGTTGCGGTCATTCGTTAAGACCTTTGACAACGTGGATATAGTCACACCGAAGATAAACTTCTTTCAGGTGTGCGAAAAGTACGGGTTTCCGTTATTCAGCAAGGAAATATCCGAGTGCGTACAGGGTGCAAGAAAATACTTGACAAGCATACTCAATGAGCGAGCATCCTTGACAGACAGACAGACAGACAGACAGACAGATTCCTTATCGCTATTGGTACGAAAGGGTAGTAGGAACAGGGAAATATCAGAAAAAGGCGAATATCCCTAACAGTAGGGGGGGTATGACGCAAAATATCGCAGACTACAAGGAATTGGCGAATTTGTTGAACGAGCGGATGGTAAATCGACAAGGTGGAAACAACCGGCGTTTGGCAATAATGCTGGGAATGTTCACAACGGACAAGAAGAATCCGATAAAGGCGAATATTCCTGACAAAGATAGGTCAATGTTTTCCCTTGAAGCCTACAAGTTTATGCTTGACGCACCGTTTGAAATATCGAATAAGTGCTGCAACGTTATGAAAAAAGAGCCTGCACACAGATACGCAAAGGAAACAGGACGTATGCCGATAACCGCACAAATGGCAAGTGAGAGCAGATTAAGAACGCAAGTATGGTTAAGAAATGGATGCAATGCTTTTCACACGAACAACCCGATAAGCAATCCTATGAGTTTTTGGACGGAACAGGACGTATTGAGATACATCAAAGACAAAGGCTTAAAGATATGTTCTGTATATGGGGAAGTTGTTTCGGATGATGAAGAAATGGGGCAGATGCAATTATCCGATTATGCCGGAATGGAGTTGTTTGATTTAGGAAATCAATGTCTGCATTGCACAGGATGCGACAGGACGGGATGCGTTCTATGCGGTTTCGGAGCGCATATACAAGGGGATGATAGGTTTATTCGATTAAGGGAAACCCATCCGAAAATGTACGCACTTCTTGATATTGTGCAGAATAGCGGCTACACAATGCGACAGGCAATAGACTGGATAAGCGAGCATAGCAACAAGATCATAAGATACTGAAAGGAGCATAAATGGACAAAACAGAGATAGCCGAGAGCATCTGCTTCAATGCTGACGAGATAGCCATGATACTTGATGATGCGGAGTGGGTGCAGAAGAACGGCACAAGCGAGTATCAGAAGGAGTGCGCACAGAGAAGCGCATACGAACATATAGCCGAGTTGATTTTCGGGGAAAGGTGAGCGCAGTGACGAGAGAAGAAGCAATAAAGATTATCAGAAAAGAATATGCTTGTGTTGACGCAGATTGCGACATTGAGCGGAGTTGTGGCGAGTGTGATTTGATGATGCCGAGCAAAGAGCCGATTTTAAGGGCTTATGAAATGGCAATACAGGCACTATCGCAAGAGCCATGTGAAGAATGTAAATATAAGACATTTACCGAGTTATATTTTCATACAGACCCCGAAATGGTAGAGCAAGAGCCGTGTGATGATGCGATAAGCCGTGATGCGGTATGCGATATTGTAGAGGATATTAGGGATTGTATCAGCGTAGAAGGTTATTGGACAATTATCGAAAGGTTGAAAAAGTTACCTTCCGTCCCGCAGAAGCCAAAGACAAAAATCGAGTGCTTTTTAAAAGATTTTGTAAAGGCAATGAGAAGATACGCAGAGCAAGAGCCATACATCTGTGACACCTGCAAGCACAAGGGTGACGGATGGGACACAGAGCCTTGTGACGGATGCTGTGGCAACCATAGCGGATATGAGCCGTGTGAAGATGCGATAAGCCGTAATGCGGTCATTCAAACATTAAATAAAATGGATAGATATACTGCAACAGAATTAACTCTTTGCGATACAGATAAAAAGTTTCCTGCAAATGAAGTATTCATTGTGGACGATGTTTATGAACAGATTGCAGAACAGTTACCGCCCGTCACGCAGAAGTCGGGGCAGTGGATAAAGTCGCTTATTTATGAAAACACTTATAATTGCTCAAAATGTGGTTCTGCAGGATATGATACGTTCAAGTATTGCCCAAATTGCGGTTGCAGAATGGTTGAGCCACAGGAAAGTGAGGATAAGGAATGAGTTTTTGTTTAAGACCGAATGTATGTAAGAAATGCGGAAAGCCATTAACAATGTTTGAAGGATGGACTTGTCTTGAATGTGAAAATGCGGAACAACAGCCTTGCGAAGATGCGGTAAGCCGTGAAGCAGTAATCAATATTGTTAAGCTGCGGTGGGATTATTACAAAAACTGTATCGAAGCAATAGAGAAGTTACCATCCGTCACACGGCAGACGGGGGAGTGGATATTACTCGATGAATGTGCAAATAGCGGTTATTACTGTTCAAGATGTCAAAAGAAGTTGGTCAAGGAAGGTTGGAGCGACACAGTAAAGAAAATCAAGTTTTGCCCTAATTGCGGTGCAAAGATGGTTGAGCCACAGGAAAGGAGCGATAAGGAATGAATATAACAAAAACGTGTAACACTTGTGAACACTACCCAAATGACAACCATTGTATCGGATGCGAGTGGGATAAAAGCAAGGGTGAAAACACCAAATGGGAATTAAAGAATAATCCGATAGTGATAGAACGCAAGGTGCTTGACAAGATAAGGGATGAGATAGAACATCTGACGATAACAGAGGGCGGTGAAGATTATACGAGAAAAATGGCAGAGTTGTATTCGTTAAAAATTAAAGTATTACAGATTATCGACAAATACAGGAAGGGGGAACAGGAATGATGACAACAACATGGACACCGGAGCAGAAGGCGATGCTTCATTCGGATATGACAAATGAGGAGATAGCAGAGGCCACAGGCCGGAGCGTGAGAGCAGTGATCAGCAGGCGCTATAGTTACACAGGTCATTCGACCAATATTGCGAACTGGAAGGCGACGGCAATCCAAGACAAGCGCAGGGCATTAGGCGAGGCGCATGTTGTCGCCACGGCAAAGCGGATCGGGGCGAAGATATTGGATGTCAGATAATACTCAAAGGGAGAATAAATAATGACCAACAACCAGGAACAGGCAACAAATTATTTATTGCATATCCGCAATATCAGCAAAAACCTCAACGATATGAGGCTTGAGCTTGAGGCTTTGCAGTACAGGGCCGGAGGAGCGGGCGGCATCCGCTACGACAAGGACCACGTCCAGACATCACCGGATGACTACCTCGCCATCGCGATCGGGGACATCATCGCCCTCGAAAAGCAGATTGCAAAGGAAGAGTCCGTCATCGAGAAGCGAAAGGGCAAAGCGTACAGCATAGTCCGCCAGATGGACAAAGCAGAACACCGCACCATCATCGAGTGGTATTACTTCAACGGCCTGTCAATGATCGACACCGCCGAGAAGATGAACGTTGCAGAGCGTACCGCGTACTATCTCCGGGATGATGCGCTCGAAGCTTTCGGGGATCTGCTGACCCAAAAATAAAACTTTGCAGGCTCATTCAGTTGAATGCAGACAATAAGTAGTTATATGATTACAATGGCCAACAGGTAAATGGTTCACTCCTTAATCGCTTTTAATCCGGCGGGACGCAGGCACTCATCATTGTGGTGGGTGCCTTCGTTGTTCCTGGGATAAAAGCGCCGGGAAGTTAACCATGCCCCCGGCAGAACAGGAGCGGCCGATGTCTAACCCACGCTACCACAACGGCAACCTTCGCCGCAAATACAGAGCAAGACTCAAAGCAATGGGTGCCGAGTGCGGGATCTGTAAAGGTCGGCTCGGTCCTATTCATTATGACGAGCCATCGGATGCAGAACATCCTTTGTCATTCGTCATTGATGAAATAGCCCCCATCTCTCGCTATAGAGAATTCGGGTACGAGTCCAAGGAAGCGGCCTGTGCCGACTGGCACAACCTTCAAGCGGCTCATTACTGTTGTAATGCGGCCAAGGGAGCGAAGACAAACAATGAAAAAAAGGTGGCTCGGATAGCCAAAAATAATATTTTGAGCAGAGCGTTCTGACCACAGCAGGGCATAGGGGTGGCGAGGGACCCCCGCACGGCCCCCGAAGCGCCA